TGCAGGAGGTATTCCCACAGCCTACTACCTGGATCAGTGATTGAAAACAGGCCATTGAGTAAATGGCACAAGTCCGCCGGTGAAGACACCGGCTCCCTCCAATAAACTGGGGTTACCAGCCGACCGGAGAGCCAATCACAGCCACAAGACTCGCGGAACTGAGTCAAAGGGTCATAAAAGGATTTCTCCAAATTAACCCTAAACCCTAGGTACTTCAGCAGCTTCAACAAGTCATCGACGTACTCCGTTCTGATGGCTATGTCGTCACCATAGACGGTAAAGGACCCCAAAGGGGCACCCACCGCCCGGCACGCTGCTGCGAAGATGAGGGTTTCGAGAGCAAAGGTATATCCATTTCCCATGGAAGAGAACTTGGCATACTTGCCTTCCTCGCTCCCGACCTTATAGCGCAATGACCTGAACGCGCTCAAAAGCCTGAACCATTCAGGCGGGACGGCCAAAGCAACGCACTCTTCCGAGAGCGTGTCGGACGCCATCTCCAGGTCAATAGTGGCAATGCTGCCATCGAGTGAGCCAATCCTGGCAAACTCTTGGTTGCGCCCCTGGGTAGACAAGTCTATTCGCCAAACCTTCTTAAGGCGACGCTTAATAAAAGCGTCGATCCCTAGTTGGAAAGGCAGACTATGTGTCGGTTCCATAGCTATGGTCCGATGTGTCTTCCAGGTCTTCGGGACGAATGCAACGGAATTCCGGTCTACATTCGTGAACTTACACAACTTGGGCTCGACCCCCCAATGAAGGAGGGCAGTCTTCAAGTATTCCCAAGCCCTTACCGGGGCACGTATTGATCCCGTCACTTTAAGAAACGGGTACGCGCGCTTTCGGGGCCGGTCCTGAGTAGCACCCGCGGTTAAACGCACGAGACTTGTGAAAGCCTCAACGCATTCCTTGGGATCACCTAACAACTCCTCTACGAAGAGCTGTAGACGATCTGTCCACTTTCGTAGCATGGGATCCATCCGATCTTCATGCTCGTAAAAGTGAAACAGCCGCTTGTTGGTGATCTTGCAGCGCACTTCCCCAAGCTCAAAATTCCTACGAGCTTGTTCGGTGCATTTGCCATCCTCGGCAAACATGCTGTTCTTCTTAAACAGCGCTGCTATCTGCCTCAACTGGCAGACCAAGTCATCGTGGATAATTCGATACTCCTTTACCACGATATTCGCCGCGTCGGACAAGGACGAAACATCCCTTGCCCGGATCCACCCGCGGATTCGATCCGCAACTACGGGTGGAAGTGCTAGGGTTTCAGTATACAGGAGTGCAACCTTCCAAATTGAAGGAGAGGACACGGCATCGCGCCGTCGCGCACTTCTATTGGATGACATAGACGTCTCCTAACGCAATCGTCGAATTACCCTCAGGGCCGATTAAAGAAAGCCTTGAGGATCTCGCCCACAATCGGAAGACCGTGGGCAGCGAGGAGTAACATACCTATCGCCAGGATGACGAAGATATGATACCTAAGAATCCGAAGCGCCAACTGTAGGCGTTCGGGCGCCCTCACTTCAGGTAGCCCTGAGAAGACACCGTTGCGGTGAATTCGTCAGAAGCAACCAAGTCACGGAACACCGCAAGAGCGGCCGTGACATCCGACGATTGACCGTTCGCAGGATAGCGAACGCTGACACTGAAACCAACTTTAGACTGAAGGACGTTACCGTCCGGGTCCAAAGTCCCATAAATGACGTCAACGCTGGACTGGGAGACAGCCTCAGGCGTCGCCGGCACTTTCCGCTTCTGGATAACCAGACGCGGCTGTTGGACCGTATGTCCATCGACCATAAAGGTCCGGGCATTCTCCTTATCGGAGAATTCGGTCAAAGGGGTTGTGAAACTCCCCATATGCTCAACCTCCAAGGTTAGAGTATGCGTGTAGCTAGAATAGCGGCGGCATCAGCCAACCGCTTTGAATCTAACCTTACGCGGAACTGCGGAACTAAGGATGGAACGCCGACAGGCCACCGCGCGAGAGTGGTAGACTCATAATGAGCAGAACCACTACCACGGGGGTTAGTATACGTACAGTATCCCGAGCTGGGATCTGCAGAGGTAATTCGAGCTTCTGCTGACACCCTGGATTTATAACCTAGGGAGCAGTAGACCTGCTGGAGTGAAGAAAGTACCACCCAAGCAGCAATCGCGGCACCGGCCGTTACAAACCAATCCGCTACCCAACTAAAAGGAATTTCTTCCCATAGGGTAATCGATGGTGAGTACAACTGGTTTACACTAGCTGTAACATAACGACCAATAGCGTTGGCTCGGTAGGAGGTATCCACTGAGACTTCTGAAGCCCAGTGAAGGATGACAGCGGTACCATCATACCAAAATGTACCGCTCTCAATGAAGGTCCCAGACGGACCATTCATTCCGGACCGTCCGCTCACAAAGAGCCGACGAGGCGTATTAAACGCTTTAGCGCAATCCTGGATATCGAATCCGAGGTTGCGCCACCCGTACCTCCATTCTAACCATGCACTACCAAGGGCCTTTGCGGCACCTCGGATTCCACCACGCATTGCTTGACGGATCAAGCGCTTAGCGTTGGAACGTGCATCTAGGACCATGGAAACCGTTTTATGGGCTTCCATGAGCGTTGTGAGAGCGTCCAAATCAGGAGCGCAATCAGCAACGGCTTCTTGTAGCAGCGCTGTAGTGTTGACGTGTGTCGACATTTCCAGCTGGAGATCTTCAGGCGCCGAAATATAAGACGTCGGTATGTACAGCCATGGCAAATTTCCATATGCCATGGAACCATGACAGCCGGCTGGGCACGTAAAATCAATACTCGTGCTTGCTAAGCCGCCATAGTCCACATCTTGCCGAATATACGCGTTAAGTGGGAGTAACTCTCCTCTTTTCTTACGCCTGGCAAAATGCGGCGTATCCACCCCGCGGTAGATGCCATACTTACGTTGGCAAACACCGCCGGAAGGAGCTGAGAAATTCCAGCAGTCACTAGGACTGCAGAACTCGCTCTTAGTCACCGACGAATTGACGTCTGGGTACGTGAAATCACGACTTCCCATTAAGAAGACCTCTTTAGCTACAGCATTCCGAAACGGCAACAGCCGCAGAACTACTGCCGCTGGGGCCAACATGGCATCTGGACGAATCCAGACAGGCTTCCCGGTAAATCCGGG